TAGTGTAAAAGGAAGATTTGGTAGTGGTGGAGACCTAGAAATATTTCACGATGGATCAAATAGTAAAATAGTTGCCAATGGTACAGGAAGTCTAATTATTACACAGGGTACAACAGATGAAGATATAATATTTAAATGCGATGATGGTTCAGGTTCAGAAACAGAATATTTTAGATTAGATGGTGGAGAGACAAGAACGATTTTTTCTAAAGATATTAGATTATTAGACCAAGTACAATTAGATATTGGGTCAGGAGATGATTTAAGATTAGTTCATAATTCTCACGGCTTTATACAAAACTTTACAGGAGATTTACAGATACAACAACAAGCAGATGATAAAGATATTTTGTTTAGAGGAGATGATGGGTCTGGTGGTATTACTACTTATTTTAGATTAGATGGTGGCAATACAAATATGGTTGCATCTAAAACTATTTTATATGAGGATAGTGTTAAAGCAAGTTTTGGAAGTTCAGAAGATTTAAAGATCAAACACGATGGTACAAACAGTTCAATAGAAAATATAACAGGAGATTTAACTATCCAGAATGGTGCAGATGATAAAGACATAGTTTTAAAAACAGATAATGGTTCTGGCTTGGTTACTGATTACATAAGATTAGATGGTAGTGATGTATCAACAAAAATATTAACGCAAAAGGTAATATTGTCGAATTTACCGACATCTGACCCAAATAATGCAGGTCAGTTGTATAATGAAAGTGGCTTTTTAAGAGTCTCGGCAGGATAATAAATTAAATTAAATAAAAATGGGAAAAAGTAAAATAAGTTATAATTGGGTTATAAATGGCTTTGATG